CTATTTAAATAAATGGCTCTGAATAGCATAAAAAAAGAACCCTACAAGAGAAGTTCCAAACATTCCTACCACTATTCCTATAAGCCATTTTAAAGTACCTACAAGGTTTGATATTTGACCGCATAAGTTCTTGATTTCATTCGTATTAGTTGCATCTGATTTTTCCAAAACATCAATCTTTTTATCATGTTCATCAAGCCTCTTCTCATGCTGATTAAATTTATCCTTAATTATTTCATCCATAATATCACCGTCACTTTCTTATTACCATGCAGCACTAAGCGTAATATAAACGTCTATGTAATTATTAGAACTATCAGTATTTTTTGTATCAATACATCTGATTTTCACCTGACCAGATGTATATTGATTTAGATTCTGAATACTAAATGTATTTGCACTCGTTATTGCAAATTGATAGTAACTAGAAGGTACAGAAGTTCCTGTAATATTTTGAATATTCCATGTTGTGGCTGTTAAAATCCCATCAACATACTTATTGCATGTAAATATTATTTTATCACCTTGTAGTATCTCTCTATCTGAAGGTGTAACTGTATAAACTGGCACTAGATTCTTCTTTTTGATTAAAAATGTCTTTGTCACTGTATAATAAGAATTTTCATTAATTTTTACTATTACATTAACCGCACCTTCTTTTATTCCAGATAATACCCCTGCGTCTGAAATGGTCGCAATGCTTGTATCATCTACAAAATAACTAAAACTAACAGTTTTTAAAGCAGTATCACCTTGTTTAAATTCTGCTATTATTTGCAATGATTCTCCTTCATTAACTTCAACTACAGTATTGATAATATTTAATGTATAAGAAGATTTATTTGCAATTTCATTTGCTAAATCATCGTCAGCAGCAACACTATCTAATGAGCAAGTAAGAATTATTAAATTATCCTTCGTCCTATCAATCCCAGTAACTTTCCATGCCCTACCAGTATTTATAAATCTATCATTTATATCTATTGTCTTTGTAAAATCCGTTACTGGGATAGTGAGTAATATCGTACCAGTAGGTAATGATATATATTGTCCACTGGTAACATCCATAACTTTACTTTCAAATGTTGAAGGAATTGATTTTAAAATACCTTTTATAATAAAGTTGACATTATACTGACATTTCTTAATAACAACCTTTTCATAAACTGCATTAAATGAAATCCCCTGAGATACAGCCAACCAACAATATCCATCATATTCAACTATATCTCCCTGCTTGCAGTTACCTAAACCGATAAACATATACTTAGTATCTTCACTGGCTTTATCTTCTATCTCCTTGAAAAATGCTTTCTGTTCACTACCATTTACTTTTACTGTCTTATAATTGCTTTTCATATGTTCCTTAAAGATATCTAGCAAAGTATTCATATTTCACCCTCTTTCTTCATTATAAAATGAATAATTATTGATGTAAATTCCGCTTTAAGTAGCAGGGTAATATAATTAATACCCCTAAAAAAACAAACGGAATTTAGGTCGTTTTTCTATCATTTTTACTTACTTTCTGGTAAACATTAAACTGAATGGACTATACTCTTCATTTACATCAGGAATTGAAGCAATTCTATCCTTTAAATCCTGAATTCTTTGTTTTAAAAACTTGGCTGCATCTGTAGTTGTTAGAAATTCTGTTTCAACCCTTCTCATAAGGTCAACATTGTTTGATACCGCTTCCAGAATGTCAATCACAGCAAATAATAATGATTTCTGCATAGTAGTTTTATCATAATTATCTGTGGCGGTAAGATTGTTTTCCTGTAAGAATGTAGTATATTCTTGGTCTGTAAAATACTCTTTGTTTGATAATTCAAGTTTTAATCGTTCTAATACTGTCATAAATTTATTTCCTTCCTTTCATAATTTTATATTTGATATAGTTTAAAAATAAGCATAAAAAAACCTCTAACTAAAGAGGTTTAAATTGATTTTATAAAAACATTTTATCAATATCTATTTTTGATATTGGTAATTGCTCGTTATACCAAATTTTCTTAAAACTTCTAAAATTATTGTATTCATAAATCATAGCATTGAAAAAAGTATTAAAATCAATTGTATATAAATATTTACTGACCCATCCAAAACCATTTCCTAACTCTTTTAGCCTTTCTTTACTAAGAAATGAAAATATTAAAATATAGCCATTTTCATAGCTATCCCTTAGTGCTTCTGTTCCTAAAAGAGTACTATTATTATAAGGATGGTCAAGAAATTCTGCTCTTATTTTTTTCCATTCTTCTAAATATTTATCATTACCCATTGGATAATGATGACCTAATTCTAAAAACATATTTATACCTCCTGACATTATCTAAGTTTATTTAATTCCTTAAAATAATCTTCTAAGTCCTGTTTTTCTTCTACTAAAAAATCAACAATTTCAACATCAGGCAAAGTCATTTTATCATCAAAAGTAAATATACCTATTCTGCTGTTAGGTATGAATTCACTTTTTGTAAAATAATTTTTTTGTTCTTTTCTACCTTTAAAAGGTATGTAAACAACTGCATAAGTTTTATTATCATCTATTACAATATTTTTTAGTTTATTCATTATCTCAATCCAATGCTTATTATTCATCTTAGCAAGGAATTGTTCTTTTTCCCAATATTCATAGTCACTCATTTTTTCCATAATCCATTCCTCCACACTTAAGACTATCATTTCTATATTTTTCAATGATTTTATTATAATAAGCCAATATATTATTTTTTTATTTCTTTTATATATAGCTTATATGGTTGTCCCTGCTTAATCTTTCCTCGTTCAATTAGATTAAATTCTACTAATTCATCAATCTTCTTTCTTACCGTATCACCAGTAGTAGTTCCTACAATATTGGCGATATCTTCTCCTGTTATAGTCACATAAAGACCGTTTTCGTCTTTTTCATTTTCTTTTTTTGATATTATTAAAAGCACACCATACAATATAGCCGAACTTTGGCTTACTCTTTTTCTATCACCTGCTCCGTTATATCTCGGATTAACAAGTAACTCAATAGGAACTGGAATAAATTCACCATAATACTCTAATAATTCCTTAATAAGAGAACCATCTTTGTTCATAATTCTTTCTCCCCCTCATTAACATTTTTTACCTATATTGTATTACTATTACACAAATTTTTCAATAAAATGTAAAATTTTCTCTGTGGGGATTTTTTGTGTTTGCTATATTTTCATTTTGAAAAATGGGGTAATGAAAAAGCCAACCATTTACTGATTGACTTTCTCTTTTTTTAGTATCTTAATGTACTTATCTAATGATGGTCTTGATATATCGCACATTCTAGCACATTCAGTTTTATTTATTTTGCCGTTCTTCAGTAGGTCATATGCTTTAATAACGCTTGCAGGTATATCTTCAATTGTAGTTGTAGGTCTACCAACAATAGAACCTTTTGCTTTAGCATTTGCCATACCGCTCTTTACCCTTTGACTTATTATGTTTCTTTCAAGTTCACTAAAGACACCCATCATTTTCAGCATACCTTCCGTCATTGGGTCAAGTTCCTTACTGCAATCAACAATAAAGTTACCTAGAATTAATTTAATTTTTCTATCCTTGGCAAACTCTATAATCTCACATAGTTGCTTAGTTGAACGAGTGATTCTGGATACCTCAGTTGCAACAATAGTATCACCACATTCAACTTTATCCATAAGCCTCTTCAATTGTTCTCTATCTGCCTTAGTCCCTGATTCATATTCCAGATATATATTACTCTCGGTCACTCCCTGTGACTTCAATTCTCTTGTCTGCCTAGTAATATCCTGCTTAGTTTCATTAGTTGAGCATCTTGCGTATCCATAAATCATATCGTTTACACCTCTTTGTTATTAGTTTCCTCTCCTATATATTACCATAGGATTGGTAATTTGTAAACAAAAAGGTATAGATAATTTTCTTTACAACTTTTCAATTAAAAATGGTCTGAAACATTGAAAATTCGTGATACTGTCAGTAGAATTATTCAACTCACCGATGTAAAGGATAACATTTGTTTTCTTTTACATATTTAGAATATCACTTTGCTGATATCGCAAAGTCAACATATCAGTAATCGTATCATTAATATCACCACTAGGTTACTGTTGTTGCTGATTTCGGCTAAAACTGTTAATAATAGTTGGGGGTTGGGTTTTCCGCATAAGAGTATGGGGGGCGGCTTCATCTATAACAGGGCAGTTTTCGTTGATAAAACTTAATCCCCTAAACTCAAAATAATTAACCTGAAAAATTAAAGATTTTTCTCAACTTTCTGAGAAACGGAAAACCCTTATATTTCAACTATTTTAGTACGAATTTCTAAATGATAATCACTTTCATTTACTCTTTATTCTCTCCAGTGTCAGAACCTTCTTTTTGAATCCTCTCCATTTCCATTGAAACATTATTGGTTAGCGGTGACTTCTCAATTATTGTCTGTTTACTTATAGCACCCATATCAAACTGAGTTTTCAAATTACTGATAACCTCTCCTGTTGCTACAGGAATACTATAATTGAACTCTACATCAACATACTCCCCTGTACTAAAATGTACTCCCTGCATATCTAATATTTTTGTTATTACATCAAACCTCTTCCTGAATCCCTCTTTCAACCATTTTTCACTTTGCATAGCCTTAACGCTTGCTAAATGGAATAATAATTTTAAACTAACCTCAGAAACATTGGCAACATTGCTATTACTTGAAATGATTCCAGGTATGCAAGCAATATCATTAAGCATCTGCTTTAAGTTATCAAGATATAATTTGATGGTATTATAGTCCATGTTAGTGGATACTACCTTGTAATCTCCCGCATCAAGATTAATGACATAACCTACTGCATCGGCAGGAATACTGCTTTCAATTCGTTGTCCAATAGCAACATTCATTGGATTTAAACTATTAGTATAAATAGAATCTCCCAACTTTGAATATATATCTTCCAGTTCGTCAAGAATCGGCTTAATATCATCCAATTCGCTCTTACCGAAATTATCATCCCAATCTGAATAATTATGATAATGAATCGGCAACCCCGCAACATTAATTTTAGTATCAATTAAATGAAGTTCTCCTCCCTCATTGCTCCAATGCTCTACATATGTAGGATAGTAAACATTATAGAAACTAATATTACTTACGGCATCTGTCCAATGCTCAACAAATCCGATATATTCTCCTGTATCATCTGAATATACAGGGAAACCATCTTCACTATTTATAAGTTTAGATTTTATGACTCCATCATTTATATATATAACTTCATAGCAATCAGCAAATTTATTTACCTTGTCCAATATTAGGAAATCCGTATTGTTAAACTGTCCTAACCTATAAACATTATTAAATTCCTTGACCATATTCTCAGTACCGCTCAATGATACTGACTTACCCAACAAGTATGTACTATGAAAATTCAAGATGGTCTTAGCATACTGGAGAATAATTTTTCTAGTAATAAATTCCTTGCCTTTATACTTAGCATCCTCTCTTAATAATACTTTATGAATACCTTTTAAATAGTTCCTATTATCAATAACCTTAGATATTCTTTCTATATGAAATCCCTTCTTAACCTCTTCGGAAAACCATTCCGTTGGGTTATCGTATTTATTTATATAATCTTGTAATGTCATGGCTTATACCTAACCTTTCTAAAAGTTTTGTACAAATAAAAAAAGCCTTATAGAAAAAACAATTTTGCAGTAGTAATGTAAATTTACTTCCACGCACAAAAGTTTTTATAAGTACCTTTTTGAATTAAAATGAATAATAAAAGGGTGACTTCATTCCTGCAATTGCAAGACACAAACTCATTACCAAGTCATCATGTCTACCAGAAATAGCACCCATTTTACCTGTATCAGATATTGAGAACACCTTCATTTCCTCTAATATCTCCTTGCTATTCAGTTGTATTTGCCCACACTCAAACATTTCACGGCAGTCATTTACAATTATACTTTTTGTCTTATTATTGGTATCAAATCCGACCTGCCACCTCTCACGATTAAATTCATCATATGACTTATATTTGTGCATATTCATGTAAGAATAATCGTATCTGAGCCTCTCCAATACAGAATGACCTCCACTGGCTTTCTCTACCGTCAATAATGCTTTGTTATAATAACGTCCAATATCATTGATAATCCCTGCAAATTCATATGGCTTGATTTTATTGTTCTTAAACATGGCAACTTCTTTTCCGTCTTTATCTAGGACAATAGCACAGGAACTATCAGAACCAATACCCTCTGAGCAATCCACACCAACATAATACCTTTGATTAGGTTTTGTTATATCATAAATAAAAAATGACCTGCCGTAATGATTCTGCAAGGTCACTGGTAATCCAGATATATTTGATTTTGGTATGTACCTCTCTTTTTTCTGGATAATTGACTTTTCAACCATATCAATTCTTTTATTATCAAAGATATTTGCTCCAGTGTTTATGAAGCACTCAATATCAGTCGATGGATATTCAACGTGGAAATCTTCCAAACTACTATCATTTATCTTATCCCTACGCCAAATTAATTGTTCAATGGTTGCTCCAAGTTCCAGTAGTTGATTTTCCTCTTCATCCAGTTCGTCAACTGTAAGCAATTTACCGTGTCTGGCTCTATATTTTTTTACTGCCTGTTGATACTGTTTTTCAAATAACCCTCTCCCGTTAATCCAGTTAAAGAAGAATGACTTATAACTATTTTCACTGTTCTTTGCCTGATAGTATGTATCTGCAAACATATTCAAACCACAAGCAGTAGATTCAATAAGAATCCTACCACTTTCTGATACGGCTTGAGTGATACTGTTTAATTGTTTCTCTGGATTCTTCCAAAATGCAAATTCTGATAAATGGACAATTCCATTTAAAGTATCCCCTCTCCCCAAATCTTGATTTCCTGCTGTTGTACAGGTGATTTTTGAACCATTTGACATCTTTAATTCCTGACGGTTATTGGTCATTAGTTTCGGTTTGATAAAATCAGGTACACTATTGAATTGTTGCTTTAATTTATCAAATATAGTATTTGTAGATTTTTGACTATGGCTCACCAGTAGACAGGTTGTATTAGGATGGACAATGCAAGCCCTGATACTAAGTGCTACAACTATAGATGATATTCCTAATTGTCTGCTTTTAAGGACTATGGATTGATTCTCCATTTCCTCTACAAACTTTCGTTGTTCATCTGTCGGTATAAACGGTACTATTTTACCACTCTTATCTGCAATCTTTATAAATGTCTTTATCCAATCAATCTCGTGTCCGTCCTGCCATAAGTATTCCAACTTCTTCATATCATCTGTAGATAGTGGCATATCACTCACCGCCTTTTTTCTTTAAAGCAGGAATATCTACATTTCTTAAAAAGTCATGTATTTCATCTGTTGACTCATTAAAAAATTCCGATTTACTAAATGATTCAATCCATTTAGCACTATTCACATCACCTTGTAATGCCTTTTCCAATTGTTTCTGATATATCTTAACCATATTAAGCGTTTTGGTTTTCTTCAAATAGAATTGCATTGCTTCCTGAACGTCTTGCCTTTTTATCCATTCCTTGGTGACTTCAAATGGCACATCCTGTAGATTTTTACGTGACAATTCTTCAAAAGGAATCCGTTCCTCCTCTGGTGTCATCCACCATTCCACAAAATAAGCTATTCGATTTGGTACAATTTCTTTTAATTGTGTTGTTAATGAAAACTCCTTTTTCATATTAATTTCACTTCCTCTCAAAAATAGAAAAAGGACTCCTATTTAGAAGCCCTCCAATAATGAAGGATGGACTGATTTAGTCCACCCTCATAATAATAAAAGGATATCCGTCTGTAGATATCCCAAGTTGTTCCTTTATTTCTTTGTTGACTCTGATTCGTTTGAATCCAAGTTTCTCTAATTGACCTCGCATTTTACGCAACTGTATTTCCGTTACTTCCCACCGATATTCCTTTGAAAGATACATAATCAATTCTTTTTCAGTTGTGTATCTTTTATCTTTTATTAATACCTGAATACAACTGGTAATCTTATCAACTCTCTCAGTACTTTTTTTGCTAGTTGTTCTATCAGTAATTTTTGTTATTATTTCACCAGTATCAATGTTTATAAATTCAGTTGCAACTTTTTTATGTTGTGGGTAAATATGTTGTGCAACTTCAAGTCCCTCTCCACGGTAAAACATTTCATATGAAGCACCTTTTACAGTATATCCATTATTCTTCCACTTAATCCCTTGTTGCTCAACGATGTTCAATTGTTCAAATACCCATGAAGGGATCGAATAGAAGTTTATTCTTTTGTCTGTACCCTTATCAATAGATAATGCCTGTGCCTTTTTAAGCATAACCTCTGGAATTTTATCATCATCAAGTTTTCTAACTAAATCATGGTAAACCAGCACCGCTATTCTTTGGCTTAACTTATTAAGATTATTAGCATAAGTTTTTGTAATCTTAGCCAACTCACTTAATGAAATAAAGAAAACAGCATCGCCATCAGAATTCATATAGTTATCTCCATAGATATTATCTTTAGCTATATGAACCAGTGTACAAAATAAATCCTTGACGTATCGTATATTTTTATCTGCCACTGGACATAGTTCTGCAAAAATATTCATATCCAATTTATAAAGGATACTGTCTAAGTTGGCTTTCTGCTCAATACTCCAACTGCTTTCCTTTATTGATAAATTGTAAATATTTTTAATGAATTCTATTGCCTTATACTCGCTCTTGAAATTACCTAACTTCTCAATCAGTTGCTTTACATTCATGGTAAGACCACAATTATCACTAAAGCATTTATAAAGCCATACACCTTCGTCATTTTTGAATACGCTAGCAGAAGGGCTATTGTCTTGGTGGAATAAACATTTAATTGATTTAGGATATTTTAACTCTAATAATTCAACCATATTGATATTATGATAAATGTAATACCAGAACTCAGAAACATTATTAAATTCAATAGGATTATTATTGATTTTTTCTTTAAGGTAATCAGCATTTCTTTCTCTTAATGCCTTTATGTTATAGTATTCTGTAGTGTTTTTAGAAAGGGGTACTAATATATTAGATAAGTTATTATATTCATTTAATATATTGGTACCCTTTTCTTGAACCTCTTTATTACCAACCTTTTTAGATACTTTATTGGTTGTATAGTTATTAATTTCTATATCCTTAGACATATTGATTAAAAAATCTGAATCAATAATGTTACCACTATCAAATACAATATTATTTCCTGCATAATAAAATCTATTGAGATTCTTACATTGTTCATCAACCTCTCCAATAGTATTCATAATATATAACTGTATCTTTTTAGCAGTAATAAAATCATCAATTGGCTTATCGAGAATGAATACTAATCTCATTTTATGCCAATTATCTTTATGACTAAAAGATGTATATATTAGGGTAGGAATAAGATTAATTTGTTTACAATAATCAATAATATCATCATATGTCCTATGTTTATTTATAAGATATTCTTTGCATAGTACCTGATAATCACTTTCACTCATTCCTTTTGGTCTTGAAGGTTTATTATCAATATCTATCATAAACATCTGCTGGGATTTCCAAGAATCCTCTTTTCCACCACAATATGATGGTCTTATTGTTTTCCCTTGTAGAATACTTTCCTTAATTTCATCTATTGAATACTCACTAGCAGTTTCTATACTCATCCTATTTACTATTTTTCCAACCTCGAAGCCAGAAGGTTTTGAGGTAAATAATTTATTATCTATTACGCATTTTATTTTCATATGTACATCACGATTCCTTTCAATGCAAAAGGCAACTACCAACATTGAGTCAGTAATTGCCCTTGTCGTTTTGTCTATGTGTTTTTTTGTTATTACTTTAAGTAATCGAGTACAAACAAATCTTTTCTACAATAACCTTGTAATAACAAATTTTCTCTTACTTCAAGCACCTTATCTATGAATTTTTCAATCAATTCACAGTATTGTTTATGCGAAAGTTCATTGTTATTACTAAACGAACCCATGTATTTATCAATGGCTCTGTTAAAGCCAAATGTTGTTTTTTATCCATTCTATTTTTTGGACATGAAAAAGACCTCCGTTTTTAGGAGGTCTTTCATATATTGGCTCCCTATTTAATAAATGTTTTGCATTTCTTTTCTTGTACCTTCATTATCTGTATACATGAGATACTTCGGATAATCTTTACCCTTACCTTTTATGAATATATATGTTGTCGTCCAATTCTTTTTCCTAAATTTGTTTAATTGTATTTGCATTAAAAACAATATTAATTTATTTAGCATAAGTAGTTCCCCCCTATTTAAGCAATAATTAACACTACATGTTCACATCTTTTTTTTTAATATCGTTTGAAAGCATTATAATATTTAAATCTTCATTGATTTTATTTAACCTTTTAATATTTTTTTTAATTTGTATATCGTTAATATTCCATCGAATATTTCTTATAAATCTTTTTATTTTATAAATCATAATATCACCATATCCTTTACATATTTAATAATCGTTGACTATAATTGAAAAAATCTTTTCTTGTCAATGCACAACTGAATATATTCTCTGAAATATCTTGCTTTGAGATATTAAGATTACATTTAGGTAATGATACTGCCTTATTCGTCAGTTCTTTACAAATTAAGAAATCAGTTTTGGGCATAAAAAAAGGAAGGTCAAATTCCTTCCTTAATCCTTCTAAATCAATATCTGTATTAAGTTTTTTATCCCATATTTCAATATTTTTATGTAGATTATATTTGTAAATAATCTTGTTGAAATCCTGTTGCGTATGTCGTTTAAGAACCTCATACAGTTCAGGAAATCCCATAACCTCTACCAAGTAATGTTTGTTTGAGATTTTATCATTTTGAAATGTACTATAAAAACCTTTATATGTGCTATCAATAGCAAGTAATATCATTTTACCCTCTTCGCTTTTGGGTAAAGGAATGTCATATAATGCCCATACAAGCAATAATGTACTACCGCAATATTTCTGGAAGTAATTACTTCTGCTTACCTTGTCGGCAACATTGAAATTTATACTCTGCTCATTACAATAATCATCTGTTGAAAGCATCACAACGTGATTATCAAAGCATTTAAAGTTCTTTATATTTACCGCTATATCTACACCTATTGGTCTTTTGCTTATATCCGCCTCATCTGTTACATAAACATTTGAGAAGTCATAAAAATATTGAATATCCCATCCTTTTACCTGCTTCAGTATTTCACATGAAAACAAACTATCAATATCATTACTTAAAATTAAGTCATAGTAATTCCTTTCTTTCCACCACTCAGGAAATTTATTTATGTAGTCGACCTTTATCATTTTGCATATTTGTTAGTTATTTGTTGCTATCTGCTCGCATATGTCCTACCTTGTATCTCCAGTAGTGCCTTATAAATAATTTTCACCTACTTTCCCATGTGCTTGTCGGGTTGTATCGTCAACCCCTAGAAGAATAACTTTCAAATTATTCAACTCCTTTCGTCATATTAGTTTTATATATGAAATAAGCACTAAACCAATTGTTCAGTGCCTCTCCAAACCATTATTACTCATGAACTTCAATAAAATCATCTTTAGATAATAAAAAACGGACTAGAATCATTTGAACTTTCTTGTTTTTTTAAGCTTTACAAACATGAATTAATCTCCTTCGATTTTATTTCTTTTCCTCTTCAAATTGCCGAATATACTCGTTATAATTTGATAAAATATAATCATCAATGTTCGTTTTACCGTTTTCCCACCTTGACAATAATGACTCACTGCAACCGCAGTACTGACTTATATCAATAAGCCGTACCCTGTTCCTCTTCCTCCATATTTGATATTGCTCACGTTCTTGTAAATTTGTTATTACTGGCATAACTAAACCTTCTTCCATTCAAAAATTTTTTGATTAATAAAAAAGAAGAGTCAAATGGGTAACTGATATATATAAGCACCCTAACCCCTCTTCTTTCCTGGTTTTTTCTTTTTTTCTTGTATGATTTCTTGTTCAATTTCTTTTGGCTTTGGAACAATGATTCCGTTCAGAGCATCTATCCACAGTGGATATAATTCTTCTGGTATTGCTTGCTTTTGCCCCTCCAACATTGATATGTAATTTTTGCTGACATTTAGACAGTCGGCAATATATTGTTGTGTCATGTCCTTATGTAATCTCAACATCTTTAACTTAAACCCTGATAGCATATTCCACCTGCTTTCTCAAATTTTATAGTAAGAGGAAGTCAAAATGACTTCCCCATACTTGGTTATACTTACGCTATTGTCTTTTTAAGAACTACAACGCCGTCGTCTGCAATTAGCTTAGTAGCATAAATAAAGTCACCTACAACATCAGTTGCTTTAAGTAATGCCTGTCTCTGTAACTCAATGTTAATATCCCTCTTTGTCATATAAGCAAGTGCATTTTTCTTCACTACAAGAGTTATACACTCATTAAGTGTTGAATCGTATGTACCATGGTCAGCACAAAATACAGGTATGTTCCTGTAGTAGCCAATAAGACCATTTCTTATAATTCCGTTTCCATCTGTAGTATAAGTCTTATTCTTATCAACAAATTCATTCATTGCATAAAATGAATCAAGCAATAGAGAGTTAATAACTATACCTGCCATATCCTCTGTATCCTGTTCATCAGCAAATAAATTCATTCCAGACGCCAATTCAGCAGCCGTAATTGCTTTTGCATCTGCTGTTGATTTCTTTAAAGAAGTAGTTAATGCTTCAGTAATCAAATCTGTATCAAGTTTTCTCGCAAATACAATACCTTGCTGAGTTGCACTTTCATTTACTTGGTCTCCGAAGGCAGTAATGTCATCAATATCGAATACTCTAACCGCTTTACCAATCTGCTTAATTGTTGCTTGACTCTTATCTTGATCAAGACTCTCAGGTACAAGTGGAGTACCTTTTGTCATTACAGTTGCCTCTCCAATGGTCTTAAACTTAGGAAAAGTTACTGTATCACCTACAGTTGTATTTTTAAGAAATCCCAAATCAACTGCAAGATTAGCAACCTTTACTTTTCCTGCAAACTTTTCTCTTACAATTCCTGCGTAAACCTCTGTAATAATTAAACTCATAATATTCACCTTATCCTTTCATTTAATCAACTTCTGTTATAAAAATGGGCATAAAAATACCCTAGTCATCATTCTAACTAAGGTTGTTATGCTAGTTTCTTATAAAGTTCTGGATTAGTTTTAAACAATTCCATACGCTGAGCGTAATTCATTTTTTGAAATTGTTCTTTTGTAATCCCTTCATTCTTTTGATGCGTTGATGGCTTGAAACTCCCTGATAATAAATGAGTATTTAAAATCTCAGTTACTTCTTTAGCCATACCCTCTACATCATCAGAATTAAGATATTTAGCCAATCCTGCAGGTAAATTATTCTTAGTTAATGCATCCTGAATAAGATACTGTTTTTCTTTGGCTTTTAACTCGGCTTCTTTTGCTAAAAGTTCCTGTTGTTTTGCTTCCAGTTCTTTTTCTTTGGGTCTAAGTTTAGCTAATTCATCTTCAAGTATTTTCTTTTCTTGTACATACTTGGTTCTGATTTTATCCGACTCACTCTGTAAAGCTTTTTCAAAGTCCTCTTTACTCAAAAGTCCTTCTTTAGCCATATTCTGTGCTTCAACCATAGCACTTTCAAATTCTTCCTTGCTTAAATTTTCTTTCCATTCCATAAATAAACCTCCATTTCATATTTAGTTGTCCATATTTGCCCTGTAGACCAGTTCAAACTGTGACACCTATAAGTTTGTTATATAAGTTTGTTATTGTATATATTTAAAGGCTCATAAAGCCGATAAACCAAAATTAAAGTAAACTCCATCATTACTCAAAAATTTTTTGAGTATAAAAAAAGAAAGATATAAGCGGTCGATACTCATATCCTTCTAATATGATGATGATGGAGGTGTAGCCCCAAAATTTATTTTATTATTATATACCATAAGTTAAAAAATTATATTTATGTCTGAAATCTACTATCCATGCATGTTTTCGGAGTTTTCTATTACTTCACATATTTTAGAACGTGCCTTTTTCATAGATTCTCTTTGGTATTGTAATTGCATTTCTCTAGCACACTCATCACAATATTTTTGTTTATTGTTTTTTTGTATCCTTCTCCATCTCTAGTATCTCTTGAAGGTGTTTTATAATTGGCTGTTTATGCGTGTTTTAAGAATTTTCTATTTTTCTTCCAGTCCAATTTTCACGTTTCCATTGATTTTTTTGCTTTTGTTTAATTTCTTTAGCACAATCATTACAGTACTTGGTTTTGTTATTTTTTTTGTATCCTTCTCCATCTCTAGTATCTCTTGAAGGTATCCTGAAACTAACTATATATGCATGTTTTAAGGGTTTTCTATTTGCGAGAATCTTAAATATCTTTCTTTTTGTATAATTTTGTTGCTTTTTATGTTTCCCTTAAATACCATTAAGACAAATTTATATAAACCTTAAAAGTATTGATTTTAAAGGGTTTTAAAATATACATAAATTGAAAAACGGCTAGAAGTAGCTTATATTAATAGTTTTAGCTCTGCTAACATTTTCTTTTTTTTCTCATTAGTTCTTTTTGATAATTATTTCTATGCTCTTTAAAACAACTATCACAATATTTTTGTTTTGTTGTTTTTTTGTATCCTCCTCCATATTAGCCTCTCTTGAATGTGTTCTAAAAGGTACTAATATCAATAGTTATAAGGAAATCACGTTACTTCACTGAATTGTTTCTTGCTTTTTTCATACTTTCTCTTTGGCATTGTAATTGCATTTCTCTAGCACAATCTTCACAATATTTTGTCTTATTATTCATAATAGAAAAATTATTGTTATACTTTGAAAACCATTATTCATAGGTGTTTTAAGAGTTTTCTATTTCGTTAGATTTCACAGAGACGTGTATCACCACATGACATACTCAAAATTTATTTTATTATTATATACCATACTAGTATCTCTTGAAATATATCTCAAATACAGCCATATCAATGGTTTAAAGCATTTTAAAAAATTCTAGTGGTTATTACTCCACCATTCTCTTTTTGATTTTTTTTCATTCTCTTTACTACATTCTTTACATAATTTATGATTTTTCCCTTGAATCTTTATTAATTTACCGCCCCCAATATTCATTCTAGCCATATTCACCATAAGCATAATCTTCTTCGAAATTGACATTACTTTTTAATCTTTCTTATATTCGTTTTTTTATGAGGTAAAATGTTTCTTATTGGAGTAAACGAAGTGTGACTATCTTTAACATCAGTATCAGATAAAGCAACATATTTACGGGTCATATCCATCGTGGTATGTCCCATTATTTTTTGCAAGGTTAGTGCATTTCCACCATTGCGTAAATAATATAGTGCAAAACAATGTCGTAATGAATATGGAGTTATGTCTGTACCAAGTGTCTTTGAATACTTTTCAAAACGTCTTGATACAACGTCTGCATTTAATTTCTCTCCTGTACTACTAGAAAATACTGGCACATTTTCATCCCAATCATCAGGTCTTAAATTGATAATTTTCGTAATTGGTCTTATTGTATCAATACTTAGTGGTAAAGTTCTCGCCACTCCTGTTTTTGCTACTTCAGCAGATACAGTAACGCAATTATGCTTTAAATCAAAATCTGATATTTTCAAAGATAATGCTTCTTTGGGTCTAATTCCATTGTCTAGCATCATAAGCATTAATGCAAAATCTCTTAGACCCACAAATGTAGTTTTATTAGGGATAGTTAATAGTTGTTGAAATGTATCAATCGGAATATCAATTATTTTGTCTTGTACTTTTCTTTTTGATAGTTTTTCCATTGGGTTAGAAGATATTAAGTCCTCTTCCTTCAAGTAGTCAAAGAAATTTTTTAAATATGACCGCCGAAGATTATAAGTTGCAGGTTTAATATCCTCTCCCATATATTCCATTACGGATACTTCAAGTTGCTGAATTGCATTTGGATGCCTTCTAAAAAAGATATTTACATGTTTGTCATAATCTCGTATTGTTCTTTCACTTACTCCTTGTGCCTTTTTGTACAATAAAAAATCTTTGAGTTCCTTTTCCCAATCGACCTTTTTAGTTTGTTTAATTTTCAT